GCGGAACTCTTCGTGGGCGTGGGCACTGAAGTTAGATACCTGTGCATCCCCGGATCACGGCTGCCAGAAGGAGAATGTAGGTCCATCCGGCGACTCTAGGCCAAAAGATTAGTGGCGTCAGGACAGCGATTACCCATAACAATGTGGCTCCTTGTTCAACGTCCCCATGTGATTCCTTCCAAATCAGTTTTGTATTTGATCAGCTGATGTAACTTGTACTTCGTTAGTACCTGCGGTACGTTATCGATCTTACCTTCACCTTTGAGTTTAGAACCCTTCATGATCTTTACCCACATCTTTTCCGAATGGCCACGCTGCTTGAACCATACGTATACGTAATCGCGCATCGAACGTTTTCGCTCGAGGGCTTTGATGGAAAAGTATGTGTCCTTGCCACAGTCACCACATGTGTAAACCACGTTACTGGATTCTTCTTTCTGCGCATCTTTAACGAACTGCTCAGAGTTCATTGCATTCAGGTAATTGTTCTTCACCATGATATGACTCCTACTAGTTTGAGCAGAGCTACTATAGCCAAGCACACGGTTAGTTCTGGTATCATTGTCTTCATCATTTTTTTCTCCTTTGGTTAGACCTCTTAGATAAGACCAGATGGGATAAATGTCAAGACAAACTTTTGTGTGCAGACCAATCTGCTTCACCAGATTCCAGCTGCCTGGATCCAGAGCTCCTGAAGGTTTAGTTCAGTCATCTGCAGTCAGCGCAGATGTGGGACGGGACGTGGGCCGAGAAAGGAAAATGAAATAAACCATGCCTCACGCCCCAACAAACCTTACCACATCAGTCCTTCGGCTGCATCACCCAGCTCTGCTGCGCAGCACACCAGGTGTTCACCCTACGGGGTTCGGGAGTTCAAGTACAGTGGGAGTGGGAGTGTGGGACGTGGGCGTGGGAACGGGCTTCACGCATCTCGGCGGCCGCGCTGCCAGGAGATCCGGGAGGCCAGCATGGTGATTAAGAGCTTTAGGGACGGGGATTCAGAGACGAGGGACGGGGAACGGGACTCACGGCTCACGGCTAGAAGTTTATAAGGCCCCTTCAAGAGGGGTCGGTTCAAGATAAATACTTTTCCCCCAGCTTTCTGATACTTGATGTGCCAATTAATTTGATACTTTGATAGACCACAATTCTTGCTATCATTGGCTTTAAGTTCAAGCCAAAATATTTCTCTATCACACACGCAATGTACATCTGGTATTCCGTTAATTGTGCTAGATTCTACGCGAGTAAAATGCCATTTGGGATCTAAGTTTTTTAGTTCATGCCACAGTTTTGTTTCTTTGTTTTGTGCCATATTTTAATCGGTCAAGAATGGGTTACAAATGTATCCGATAACCTCTTTTCCATCAATAAAATGTTGATATAAATTGTCCGTTGGTTGATGGTTTTTTCGGTCAATAATTACCAAATTTTCCTCCCACCATAGCTCGCAAGATGTGTCTATTGGTTTATCGAGAAGAGAATACTCACCAGAATCAAGGATAAAAATAATGCCAATATTGTCATAGCTTAACAATTTTTGTGACCACGCTGTTTGGAATAATAGTAGTGCCACCAATAGTTTCGATATTACCTTCATCACCTTCCTTCCCATCTTTTAGTCCATAATCTGCAAAAATTCTTGTAACACCTTTTGCACGAGATACAAGCCAACCACGTGAAATCATACGTCCAAGCTGTGCTTTCTTTAGTCCTTCAAATGTTTGCCAATCCGTCATTCCAACAATATCCAACCAATGTACTTCTACAAATGGATAATGTTCTATTTTCTCATGACTTACTTTTTTGTTTACGTCTACGCTTTTTTTTCTTTTGAAAGTTCTGCTTTTCCACTTCATAACCATCTCCTGTTTTAACACTTACACTACCGACACTAGTTGTTAAAGTGCTATTATGCACTTCATTAAACACAGTTATAAAATTACGCCAGTCTTTAGTCTTTATTAACTTCTGTTGGCGTAACGTCAATAATGTTTTTGGCTTCACCAATTTTTGATTCAAGCTCCTCAAGTCTCTTCTCCAATTGTTCTCTGTTCATACCTTCCAAACCTATGTGACTAATTTCTTTTCTGTCTACAAAATGACCTGCCATTTGATCTCTTCTAAATTGTGCTGTAATGGCTGCTGTCATCTGACCTTTATCTTCAGATTTTTGTCTTAGTCTTGCATATTGTTTATAAGATAATAATTTGTCCTTTTCTTCTTTTTCGAGTTCTTGAGACATTCGCTTTTCAAAGTATCGTACAATATGTGGGTTCTTATCAGGATTTAATAATCTGCTTGCCTGATCTACCGGTCCATATTTATTCGTTGATGTAAAACCTGCCTGCTTAGCTGCCTCTACCTTAGTAATCTCACCATAATTGGAAACATAGATATCTACAAACTTACGCTGTCGGGGTGTAAGCTCTGATATAGTCTTGAGTTGATTTGCTTTCTTTGGCACAAAATCAGTATATACCCCCTCCTTACAAAAATAAATAGCAATAAAAAAAATTCTACCCCCCTCTCGTAAGGAAAAAGGTAGTTACTCCTAGAAATTATCTAGGAGTAAATCAAATCTAGGAGTAAATCTAGGAGTAAATTAGTGTTGGTATTATTGAATAATAGCTGATTACTCCTAGACTCCTAGAAAAAAAGGCTTATTTTCCAAAAAAGTTTTTTTTAATTTTTTTTTCTAAGCAGTGGGTATATGACAAATTCTAGGAGTCCTGGCCCGTGTTCCGTGGTTATTCACACTTTGTTCTTTCCGTTTTTGCCGATTTTGCCGTTTTTGCCGTAGCGTTCCCTATCTGTACACCCTTTGTCCCCAAATAACCCATAATGAACAGTCCTTATCTTAGAACCATTCTAAAGTATACAATTTCCTTGCTCCACGGCTCAAAAAACTATACTGTCTAGTTACCCTTATTTCGTTTAGTTCGAATCTAACTAAGGAGGAATATTATGACTTGACTATTTAACCTAAAACTACTAATGGAAGGAAGTTATGTTTCATAACTTTTTCTTTCTAGGTTAGTTGGAGAAGGGCAGTTACTGGGAGACTAGGCTGCCCTTTTTTAATGAGAGCATCTAAATCCTATTACCTTTAAATCATTCCATTTATAATAAGTTCTCTGCGTCCAAAAAGACTTCGTTGGTGTAAGTGAACGAATGTTGTGCTGATACCAACCAGAACAGCTTGTAAATATTTCAAAGCTTTTTAATTTAACTTCGTTAAATGACGCTAGGTATAAAAGAGTAATTATTACTGGTTTCACACGACAACAAGATTAGAAATAAATACAGAAGTAGCTAGATCTACAGCTCTTCTTAAATGTTCTAAATGTTTTCTGTGATATTTTTTAGATTCTTCTTCCTTACAATTACGATACTTTTTAAATTGTTCGGAGTATTTTTTCCATGCAAAATTTTTTGGTGAAAATTGTATATCACCTTTAACAATAGCTGACTTATATTTTTCTTTTACGTGATCGGGTTCAAAACCAGCATAATAACAAACAGTATGGAAATCAGTAACATTCGACATAATCCACGCATGAGCCTCGCATTTATATATACTTGGCTTTCGTTCTTGGCTTTTTTGAGATGCGTCTTCAATTGCATTACAAAGGACTCCTCTCCAAAGTTTTTCTTCAGGTTCTACGTCTGATGATAGAAGCTGAGCTGCAAAGCTAGTGCCCATAAGTTTTAATAAGGAAAGAGAGTAAGTCACGATAGTAAATTGTCCCGTCTATGTTATATCTAGATTTTTTTGCTGCTTCATAATCAAGATGTACACTATTAATCACAGCGTGTATATCCTCACCACTGCGCCTTTCAACCATAGGATCCTTAATAAAAATATCTTTTGAAGACATTTTACTATTATAGTTACTTCTGCTCATCTTTGCCACCTTTCACTACTGTAAATTTGACAAGGTTTGCTTTCTTTTCTAACTTTTTTTTCTTCCTAAATTGCCACACAGCTGTAATATCGGCAAAAAACTGCGGATCAAATTGATCTCTGTAGCCTAATTTATCGCCCATATATAAACGAAACATATTACCTGACACAGTTTTATATTCCTTCTCAGTAAGCTTGTTAGCTAGGATATTTAATGATTGGATAAGTGGATTAGTGAATCGTTCTTTTTTTGCCACGAATAAAATCCTCCAATACCCTGATTAACTTGAGAACGTACTCAGTTGAGATTACGTCTTTTTCTTCTTTTTTGGGTCCGTGAGTCGTGGTTTTTTTATCGTGTTCAAAGTGACCTGCTCCCTTACACTCTCTGCAAGTCTGCGTTTCAGAATAAGGGATAATTCTTACATATCCATTACCATTACAATTCCTACAAATTTTATAAGGATCACTATATTTTTGATTCATTTTCTTTTTATACTTCTTTTTTGGCATGAGTAAAGGGTTTTGTTCTTGGGTTTTTATTAGCAGGCCATCTACATTTAAATACCTGCACTACTACGTTTTTTAAATCTGTTTCATCACCGGTAATAATTTTTATATCATGACCGTTTTCTACAGAAGTGATCTGATATTTAATATAATTATCTACTTTAATTTCTCTTACACCAGACTTTAAATCATCAAGGTAATTATCGAAGTCTATGCAATCTTTGTCTGACATCATTTTTCTCTACACTTATCTTGTAAGAATTTTACTTGCTTGTCTTTCATTTCAAGTTTTTCTTCAAGCTGTTTAATTTTTTCTAATGATTTTTTATACTTATCATTAAGATTTTTTATTTCTTTATCCCAAGGTTGTTCAGGTGACATCACTTCATAAGGAACAGTAGCCATTGGATCTAGTGTATCGATTACTTGCTTTACTTGAGACGTAATCTTTTCAGGCTCTCCGTATGTATTGTCTTGTTTATCTGCAATTTTTTGTGCTGTTTCTTCATCAACTTTTATCATGTGGTTAAGGTCTAGCATGTCCGTTTCTTCCTTTCTTTATAGGTATGTGTTTTTTTAATATTTTTTTTGTGTAAGCATCAACAGACATATTATTTTTCTTTGCCTGGAATCCTACATATTCGTTTACAAGTTTAGAAATCATTGACGCTGGAGATCTAAACTTTTCATTACAAAGTCCTTGTAATAAATCGTAGTCTGGTTTTCTTACTGCAACTGATTTGAATTTATTTATATCCATGTTTTTTCAACTCCTGTTTCATTTGTGCTTTAGTTTTTATTTTGTCATTGTAAATGACGTTGTATATTCTTTCAAAGTAAGGGTTGTTATCACTAGCTGGCCATCTTTTAAACTTACTAAGTCTATTAATAGCTGCTATTTGTATATCTTTCCAATGCATTTTACTTATTTTTAGAATAGCCATAAAGCTCCAAATAAAATTAACATTGTTTTAGGAAACATGAATGTAATTAGAAATAAAACAACAATCAACATTAGCCAGTCGTTCATCTGCTCTCCAATTCATTCATTGCTAGTTGTGTACACAGATCTGTTGAAAGAGGAGCTACATATTCACCTTTTACTTTGATATGTACTCTTTTCAAGTTACCTGCGATTTCGTCGAAGTTAGTTCCTTCGCTCATTACTGTATCTATCTTCTCGACTAAGTTCTTGAAGACTTTTGATTTACATTTTAGGTTCATTGTTTTTCTCCTGTCCCATGTATATAAGAAATGCTATGTAAGTGTCAAGCGTTAATATGTGTTATTATAAGTTATGAAAGAATTTATCATGATAGGCTGGATCTGTGTTTTTAACCCAATAATCAATCAGGAACAGTGTGCCTATATGAATGAGGATCCCATTAAATTTTACACAGAAAAAGAGTGTAACAGCGCAACATACAAAAAAGTCAATGAAATAGGGGATAAATTGACTGCCCAAGGGGTAAAAATCACTAAATTACAGATGTGGTGTACTGTTGACAAGACTAAACTAAATACTTGATTTCACACCTTAAAGTTGATAAGATTATCTTATGAAGCAATATCTGTTCGTTGCACGAGCTGCTGGTAAAATGATACGTAGTACCGTAAATGCAGTTGATGATGAAAACGCACAGGTACGCTTTGTAGAAAACTTAAACGCGGGGAAGTTCTCGATTAGAGAGGAGCCTCTCTATACGCCGAGAAGGATCTTCGTAACTTATGAGGAGCTAGATAATGGCACTGCAAAAGTTAATATCGGAGAAGCTAGCGCTGGAAGCCAAGTGGGCAGACCAAGCGTTGTCACAGGGTAGAGTTACTCCTGACATGAAGTGGATCGATATTAAGATTAAGGAGCTTAGAACAAAAATAAACACACAAAGTGTTGTTGATGCAGAAGCTCTATTTAAAAAAACTGGTTAAATAACTAGTTTTATATCTTTTTCTAAAAATCATTCAGTTGATACGGGGTTTTATGCCCTTCACTAAACAGTAACATTCACCACAATAATATTTTTGGTATTCTGTAACTACTGCTTTTTTGGAATTGCAAACTTCACATTTTCTGTGAATATGTGGGGGACTTTCTCTGTGTACTTCTTCATCTTTCCTTGCCATAGTTTCTCCATGAGTTGAGACATATCAGGATGTAACTCCCAAACTAAAACATTTAATCTAGAAAAAAAATTAACTTCCGCATCTGACTTTGCAACATAAAATAAACTTGCATCACCAAATTTTTTTATAACTTTAAATCTATGATTACCATTTCTTAATTGATTATCTTTGTCTATTACCATTGGACACAGTAAACCATTTTTTTCTACATCAGCTCTCACTGTTTGTTTAAACTCTACGTGTGTATTATGTATTATTTTTATGTCATCAAACTTCTTCAATTGAAGTCTTTCTTTAAAGACCATGTATAATGGCCAAATAACTATGCCTGTACCTTCAACCTTGTTTTTATGAAGCTTGTCCAAAGTCATCTCCTAATGATATATCTACCTTAGATGGTACTTTAAATTCCATACATGTTTCCATAGTTGTTTTAATTTCTTTTACTTGATCATCGTTTTCTATATCAAAACATAATTCATCGTGTATTTGTATTTTAGGTAAAAAACCTTTTTCGTAACAGCTTACGATCGCTTGTTTTGTTTGATCAGCAGCGGATCCTTGAATTAATCTATTTAAAGCTTTGTAAGTAAAAGCTCTCTTAATGTTCTGTCTACCATACTTAGAACATGCGTTTTCAAAGGTTTCTGGTGAATGTATGCCAAAATCTTTAGGTTCCCACATCTCAAATCGACATTTTCTACCTTTTTTTGTGCGTATCACACCTTCATCATTTGCTTTTTTCATGCATCTATCAGATAATAGCTTCACAAATGGTACCTTCCTATTATATTTTGATATTAATGCTGATGCATCTTCTGTTGACAATCCGAGTGAGTTGGCTAATTTGTTTTTACCCATTCCGTACATTAAACCTAATCCTATTGTTTTGGCTTGCTTTCTCTCTATTCCTGCTAGATCTGCTACTGTTTGGTGAAAGTCGGTTTCTGAGTTTGCATATGCCTCTACAAGTTCGTTAGAACCTTCGTATCCGTCGCCTATAGAGGCAGCATAGTGTACTACCATTCGTGGTTCTTGTTGGCTATAGTCAAAGCTTCCCCACTTACAACCTTCTTCTGGTAAGAAGAGACCTCGGATTTTTGGTCCAAAGTCTTTGTTACGAGCTGGTAACTGCTGTAAATTAGGATTGGCCATAGACAAGCGACCAGAAACAGTCCCACCACTGTCACTACGTAACTGATTGATCTCCGCATGTATCCTCCCATTATGTTCGTATTTTAAAATTGAATCAAGGAATGTACCATGAAACTTGTTGATCTCTCTAGCCTGTGCTATATATTTACTCAACTCATGTTTCGAGTTAGCTAACCAATTTGAGGTAAATGATGGCTCTTTCGTTTTTTCAGTTCTTGGATACTCTAGACCTAGTCTATCATAGGCTTCTCCGATTTGTCGTGCTGCCCATATGTCTATGTCTTTCCCTACTAATTTTTTTATCTTGGCCAGGAATTCTTTTTCTTGGTTCTGAAACTCCAATTTTAATCGATGAGCTTTATCTACATCCACTCTTACACCCTTCTCCCTCATACGAATTAGAATCGGTAATAGTCTAGATTCTAAATCCCATATTGTAAGTAAACTTTGATTCTGTAGTTCAGGTTTAAATCTTTGCCATAACAGGTACGTGAGCCGTGCATCTTGTTCAGCGTAAAATCCAACGTGTTCTGCAGGTAAACGCCACATCTCTGCTTTAGGATCTAATCCGTGATCTTTGGCTGCTTCGTTTAAATCATTCTCTGATTTTAGTTCACCTAAATAATCTTTCGCTAATGCATTTAAGCTGTATGACCATCTATTCTCATTAATTATTCCAGCTGCAATCATGGTATCTACAATCTCACCATTAACTTCAATACCCATATGTCTTAACCAACCTACATCGTATTGTGCATTATGAAAAATTTTTCTTGCAGGTAATTTACATACATCTTTCATGTATTTTAAGACTTGCTCAGGTATCATATTACCACCACCTTCATGTTTAAATGGGTAATAACCTTGCCAACCTTCAACAGCTACAGCAAAACCAATTACATAACCATTACCTGTAGACCAACCTGCACCTAATTTATTATTAATACCTTCATCTCTTGTTTCTAAATCGATAGCTATTTCATCATAACCCGTTAGATCTTTATATTCTGAAGGACAAGACCAAATATGTTTTTTAAAATTAAATGTAAATTGTAATGCACCTGTCATTTTTTATTATTCCTTAATACTGCTTTTTTAGATCCTTCATATTTAACTAATCTTCTTTTCATTTTTTGGTTCTCGCTATAAAGCTCATCATTTCGTTTGATGAGTCTTTCTAACTTTGGCTCATAAATATTTCTATAGTATAAGCTCCAGTTTTTACCAATTTTACTTTCCTTTGCGGGCATCTTTTAACTTTAAGATTTCAAGGTCACAATAATGTTTAATTTTTTGTAAGTCTTGCTCACCACCCTTTTTTAAATACCTGCAAACGTACTTAATAACGTTCCCCTGGAAGAACGAAAGATTGTTCTTAGATATAAATTCATATGGCTGTATGGCAAACTTAGTGTAATGATTCCCGCCTATCTGCGTGTATTGTGGAAATGCTTTGTTCATAAGATCTGTATCCGTCATATTTTATATTTCTGTATTGTTTGTAGTTTTTCTTCTGCGTTAGTCATTTTGTCAACTAATTTATCGCATTCTTCTAAGTGTTGTGGATGTTCTCCTATACCTACCGGCTTCTCAAAATAAATATTTAAAGTTGCCTCAGCTGCAGAGATCTCTGCGTTATATTTATCTTCTAGTGCTTTGATTATTATTTTTTTAAAAGACATGTTTCCTTTCTATCAAATTGTTTTCCATATTGCCATAGCTATTTCTTCCGCAATTTGCGGGACGATAGCATTTCCCAATCCCCTAAGTCTGTGTGCTCTGCCGGGTAACCCATTAACCACTCGACCCA